TCGCGGAGCGGGTGAGCAAGATCATCCCCCTCGTCCCCCGCCCAGGCCCGCTGCCGTTCCCCACGGTCTACTTGGGGTGGGGCACCGGCTCGGAGCATCCGGTGATGGCCCCGGACGACAACCCCGAGTACCAAGGGGGCATCGTCAGCGTGAACGTGGTGGGGATGTTGCTGCACGAGGACGGCACGGTCACCGAGGTCGCCATCGACAACCGGCAGCAGGACGTGGTGCTGCGGTCGGTGTCCACCCCGGCCGGATGGCTGCCCAAGGTGAGCGTCATCCCGTGGGTGGTGACCATCGTGCTCGACGCGCTCAATGACTACCGCACGATCATCAACCAGCGGGAGAAGCTGCCCTACACGACACGGAAGAAGTTCCACGACAAGTCGCGGGAGTCGCAGCAGCAGTACCTGCCGCGCCCCTTCTACACGGTCGAGTTGCAGGACGTGGTGATCAACGAGCACGCGCAGCGGCTGCCCCACCTGACCGTACCCATCGAGTGGTCGCATCGGTGGGACGTGCGCGGGCACGAGGTGCTCTACGTCCGGCGCGGGCCGTTGCCCCTGCCCGAGAAGAAGCGGCGCGCGTTCGCGAAGGAAGGGTTCGAGGTCTTCACGAACCCCGAGGACGTGACCGGCGCGGCGTACTCGATCCTCGTTCGCAAGGGCCAGCCCCCGCTGCGCGCCGGGGAGTGGCTCGCGGTGAAGCGCGGATGGCGCGGGGCCTACGTGAAGCCAGCGGGCCGTACGGATCTGCCCTACGTCCCCAGCACGCACAAGCCCCCCAAGAAGCTGCTCGACGGAGAGCGCCTGTGACCCGGTATGATCTACGCACCCATGCGCGCGAGTTCGCGCTCTGCGCCCACGGGGAGCAACGCTATGGCGCTGCGCTTCAGGACGGTGGCGAGGCGCTTCTCCCGTACAGCGTGCATCTCGACAACGTAGCGGAGATCGCGTACGCCTTCGGGCTGTCGGTGACGGTCGAAGCGGCGGCGTACCTCCACGACGTACTGGAGGACACCCGGGTCACGCGGGAGCAGTTGGTGGCGGAGTTCGGGGCGGAGATCGCGGCCCTCGTCGAGGCGGTGACTGACAAGCCGGGGGTGAACCGGGCGGCCCGGCACGCGGCCACCTACCCGACGCTGAAGCTCAATGCCGAGGCCGTCGCCCTGAAGCTGTGCGACCGCATCGCCAATGCTCAAGCCGCCTTCCAGAACAACCCCGGGCTGTTCAAGATGTACCGGAAGGAGCACGCCGCGTTCGGCGCTGCCCTCCGCACCGAGGGACAGTGGGAGCTGATATGGGAGTACCTCGACAACCTGATCGGAGAACTACCGTGCCCGACCCCAACACCGTGACCATGAAGGAGTGGATGGAGCAGGTTCATGCCCTCGGGGTGAGCCGCCTGACCGTGGCCCGCTGCGAGCGCCACCACCATTGGGTGGTGGAGGGCACCACCAGGACGGGCCTCAAGTTCGTGGTTCACGGGGAGCAGGTGACCGCGACGCTCCACAAGTTCCTCGCCGAGTTCCCGAGGGCGTGATGGTCGACCAAGACACCATCCAGAAGGTGCTGATCGAGTTCCGCCAGCAGGGGGTCACCGAGGTCTACCAGGCCGAGTGCTGCGGCCGGACCTACCTCGGGCGCACCCCCTGCACCGAGTGCCGGACGTGCGGTCAGAGGCCGGAGAGTCGGCGCGTCCAGGTGAAGGAGCTAGACAATCCCACTGGCGGTTGATACGTTAGGAGTGGACGATGACGATGCGCGTGGAGTGGTTCAGGACGAAGACGGTGGAGCAGGGCATCGTGCTGCGCGCGGCGCTGAACGAGAGCCTGTTCATCGAGTACCAACCCGGCAACGGGACGCGCTACCCGCTGCTCATCACCCCGATCCATGACTTCCCCACCGAGGCCCGGTCGCGCATGGGCGCGGGGCGCGAGCCGCCCACCGGCCGCGAGCTGATGGTCACGCTGTTCCGCGACGAGTACCGCACCGTCCTCGTCGGCGGGTTCTTCCTGGCCCCCTCCTACTTGCAGGAGAAGCTGGGCGTCGGTGAGGTCGATGCCGTGATCATCGGCGAACTGCTCGGGCACCTCTACGGCGTCCCCGCCAAGACCGTCGAGCAGCACGTCGCGTGGAAGAACAGCCTCCTCGACGAGAACAGCCCCGAGGCGGCCTGATGCTGCTGCGCTTCAAGTACACCCGGCCGCTCTACGTCAAGGTCCACGCGGCCTCGTACGCGGAAGCCTACGCGGCGATCCAAGCCACCCTGCGCGACAGCCCCAGCACCCTCCGCGCCGGGCCGTGGGAGTTGGACGCCTCCGATTGCGTCGCGCAAGAGGAGGTCGAGGTGCTCCCCACCGACTTCGTGGTCCACCAAGGGCGCGTGGTCCGCGCCAACACCATCGACACCAAGACCCTCCCGATGCCGTGGGCGGAGCCGGAGCGGTGATCGCGTGGGACAACCACACCCCCACCACCAGCACCACGGGCTGGACGACCAACTACGACTCCAACTCCTGCGGGACGACCTACTTCACCGTCTTCCCCAGCGAAGCTCGGGTCAGCGCGGAGCTGGCCGAGTTGAACCGCGCCCAGGAGCGCGCCGAGAAGCTGGCCGCCCGGCGGGAGGGGTTCAGAGATTTCCTCGGGCAGCAGTTCGGGAGGCCGCCAGGTCCGGGCCGCCCGTCACCCAAGCACGCGACGTGTAGCCGACGACGGTTCCATCGGAGGACGAAGCCATGACGACAGAGAATCCGGCCAAGAAGAAGTTGCTGGCGGCCAAGCGGGCATTGTACCGGATGCTGGCCGACCCGACCACCAACGAAATCGAGGAGGAGGTGCTGGAGGCGGCGCTGGACTTCGTGCGTCAGTACCCCCAGCTCGCCTCGGCCTACGACGCCCTCCTCCAGCAGAGGAACGCGCTGGTCATCCGCTTGGAGCAAGTCGAGGGGGCGCTCGACAGGCACCAGGGACCGACCCTGTCAACGGCGGTAGCGCGGCGGCTGCTCAACTACGTGCGCTCGTGCTCGGGCTGGACACCCGGCCAGAAGCTCACCTCCCCGAGAGGGCGGCGACGGAAGGTGAGGCCATGACGCTGGAGAAGCTGACGCGCGACGAGCTGCTGATGGAGCTGAAGCAGTTCGAGAAGGTGGCCCGCAAGTACGGCTGGTCGGAGGCGGTCAACTGCACTCCGTGGACCTATCTCGACGGGCACATCGAGAACCTGTCCCTGAAGCTGGGGCACTTGGAAGCGCACGAAGCCCTCGACCCCGAGGAGGGGCAGCCCTCGTACCCGCCGCCCCGGCCGTCCGCGCACATCCTCACGCGCGGGCTCGGGACGGACATCCCGCCCAAGCGGAGAAGGTGATGAAGAAGATCGGAGATCGAGTCGGGGCGCTGCTGAGCGCCAAGGGCGACACGGTGAAGCTGCTCGGCTACGGGGTCTACGTCGGGGACGAGGTTCCTGACGAGGAGGCCGGGGGTCTGGGCGCGATGGTCCGTGAGGCCGGGGTGAAGAACCCGAAGATCCTGCTCGACAACGGCCAGGTGGTGTGGGGCTGCGAGTGCTGGTGGGGCGACGAGGAGGTGGTGAAGAAGAAGCTGGCCCTCTACGACCACGTGGTCGTGGTGGACATCGTGGCGGAGCGGAAGAAGCAGGAGAGGCCGCCATGCTCGTGAAGGATCTGAAAGCCATCCTGGCGGGGTTCCCGCCAGACGCCAAGGTCTACTTCGACACCGAAGCCCAGTGCTTCGACGTGCATCTGGTGCCCGTGGACAAGGTCTACCTGCTCGATGGCGACAACATGCCCGGTGGCGAGCCGGTCGTCACGCTGCATGAGGACGCTCCCCATCGGAGCGGGCACCGGGGATGAAGCGCGCCCCCTCCCCGCTGGCGGCGCATCAGGTGCCCCTGTTCTCCTCGGACATCATGTCGCCGTGCGGCGAGAAGATCATCGGGCCGGTGCGGGCGAAGGCCAAGGTCTGCCAGCGGTGCAAACTCTCACAGCGGCGCAGCCAAGTGGTGTTCGGGGTCGGGAAGACCGAGCACCCGTTGCTGGCGCTGGTAGGGGAGGGCCCAGGGTACGACGAGGACCAGCAGGGGGCCCCCTTCATCGGCAAGTCGGGGGTGATGCTCAACAAGCTGTTCGAGAAGCTCGGGCTCGCGCGCGAGGACGTGTTCATCACGAACTGCGTGCTGTGCCGCCCGCCGGGGAATCGGGAGCCCGAGCCGGACGAGCTGCTGGCCTGCCAGACCTGGCTGTACCAGCAACTCCGGGGAGTCCAGCCGCTGACCATCGTGACCTTGGGAGCGACCGCGACGAAGGTGCTGACCAGTGCCCGCAAGAGCCTGACGGAGCTGCGGGGGAAGTGGCAGCAGTGGGAGGGCTTTCCGGTGATGCCGACGTGGCACCCGGCACACATCTTGCGGCTGAGCGGCGGGGCGCAGCTCGACCGAAAACGCGAGATGTGGGCCGACCTGAAGCAGGTGATGGGACGAGTGCGCCCCACGGACGACGAGCAGGGCTAATGACGCGCGGGTTGACGCCAGGAGGACCACATGACCCAGGAGGAAGTGATGAAACTGCAACGCTGCGCGGGCTGCGGAAAGCCCTTGGAGGCGGGCCACGAAGTGGCCTCGATCTCCACCGGCAAGCTGACGCGCAATATCACGCTGACCAACGAGCACGTCTGGGGCCGGATGCACAAGGCGTGCTTCGACCGGGCCATGCCCAGCCCCAATGCCGTGCTGGAGGAGATGCGCCGCCAGGCGGCGGGAGGTGAGTAGCACCCTCGACCGCCTCTTGGCTGTGGTGGACGCGGAAGGCTTGGAAGAAGGCACCCCGGCCTACGAACGCAGGCTGCTACTGCTGCGCGTGGACAAGTGCGTCGAACTGCAAGGTGTGGCCTCCTGCTCCGAGTGCAAAGCGTTCGAGCACTGCGAGTACGCCCGGGACATGCTGCGCCTGAAGGCGAGTAGGTGAACCCCATGCGCTGGCCGTGGTCGAAGCGTCCCAAGTACCGCGTGCGGCTCGACGAAGACGTGGGGGCCGTGCTCCAGCTCTGGGCCCACGAACGCAACGTGTCGATAGACGATCTCGTCCGCGACGTGCTGCGCGCTGTCGTCCCGTTGCGCTTCAAGACCGGAGCCCCCGACGCCGGCAAGGAGGCCCTGGACGCCGTCTTCGCCCTCTTGGACGAGTCAGATCGGGAACTCGGAATCGCCCCCACCACCGAGATTGCCTCGGCGCCCGCGCCGGCGAACCAGTGCCTCTACCTGGACGGTGCCCTCCCGAACCTGTTCCGGCCGGGGGAGTGCGCGGGCATCTGCCTCCACTCCTCGCAACGGGGGCGGCCGTGCTTCTGGTCGGGCACCTCGGCCCGCCAATGCCCCCTGTTCCGCCCCGACTCGAAATACCTCTTGACAACCCCGTCGTGACCTGTTACAGTAGGGGTAACTTGATCGAGCAAGTGGTCCGGTAGGAACCGCACCCGCAGCTCGAAGGGAGACCCGCCATGAAGAAGCAGATCGTCGATTCCGAGTACACCCCCTTCATCCGTGGCACGATGCTCCAGAGCGGTCTGGCCGAGCTGTCCCTGGCCGACATCGTGCAGGCGTACGTGACCCTCAAGGACGTGCTGGAGGGGCTGCCCAAGGAGCGGCTCGGGGAGCTGCGCTCCTACCTGCTGAAGCACGCCGAGTCGTTCGGCGAGGACAACGGCAAGGGGGGCCAGCGGCTCTCGGTCGAGGGCTCCACGGTGACGCGCGAGCGGCGCGTGTCCAATCGGAGGTCGCTCGACACCGACACGGCGCTCAACCTCGCCGCCGACAAGGGGCTCCAGCCGACGGACGTGTGCGACGAGGTCGTGACCAAGTCCCTCGTCGTCAACCCGTCGAAGCTCGACTTCCTCGTGCAGACCGGGAAGCTGGACAAGGCGGCAGTCGAGGCGCTCTACAGCGTGTCGTGGGCGCTGAAGGTGGTGGGCTCCGGGGAACTGACCGGGGTGCTCACCGAGGCCGCGACGGGCAGCCCGGCGCAGACCACCGAGTCGCTGCCCCCGGCTCCGCCGCCGCCGAAGCCCAAGTCGAAGAAGTCCAAGTAGCCCGTGGTGCGGAGGTCGGGCCCTACCGACGGGGAGGGGTTCGATCTCCGCACTTGACAATCGACGACTGCCCTGATAATGTCGGGGGTGGAGGATGGGATGATTCAGATCGAAAGGCTCCCCGCGTCCGAGTACGCGCCGCCGGAGTCGGTGGTGTACGAGGACGTGTTCGCGCTGCACAAGGACTTTGCGGCGCTCGCCTTCAAGCGGGACATCATCCTGGTGGGGCCGAAGGGGATCGGCAAGTCGCTGTCCATCGTGGCCTACGCGAGTCAGGTGAAGGTGCCGTTGGTGCTGTTCGGCTGTTCGCAGGACGTGCGGCGGACGCACCAATTCGGCCACTACATTCTGCGGGGGGCGGACACGCCCTTCATCCTCGGGCCGTTGCCGCTCGCGTTTGAGATCGCGAACGAGGTTGGCGCGTGCATCCTCTGCTACGAGGAAATCAACGCGCTGGACCCCAACGGGCAGAAGCTGCTCAACATGCCGACGGACATTCACCGCAAGGTGGTGGTGCCCGAGGCGAAGCGGACGTTCCAGTTGAAGCCGGGGGCGAAGCTGTGGATCACGGGGACGATGAACCTCGCGGTCTACGGTGGGGTGTACTCGCTGAACGAAGACCTGACCTCGCGCTTCCGGCTGTTCCCGCTCGACTACCCGACGCCGAAGGCGGAGATGAAGATCCTCCAGACGGTGCTCAGCGACACGCTCAAGAAGCTGCCGGACAAGACGGCGGACCACGTGCTGACGCTGGCGCACGAGACGCGGCAGAAGGCGCTCGACTACGCGCTGTCGACGCGCGACGTGGTGCAGGTGCTTCAGGACATGGAGGCGCTGGGTCTGCCTCGGGCGTTGTGGCTCGCCACCGGGAAGTTCGAGGGGGACGACCGCTCGACGGTGAAGGAGTGGATCAAGAGCATCTTCGGGGTGGCGGTGGCGTGATGTCGCGCCGCCCCAGCCTCCGCAAGCGTCAGGCCGGGCCGCGCGCCCGTGACGTGGACGATCTGGTCGCGCTCCAGCGGTGGGAGAACAAGAAGGCGGTCATGTATAAGACCGTCGACACCTTCGCGGCCATCACCCGCCGCAAGTTGTGGCTGAAGAATGGTGCGGCGGCCTCCACCGACGGCAACGAGATCCTGGTGCCCCTCGACGACCCCTTCGCCCTGCTGCTCGTCTACCACGAACTCGCGCACGTCATGTACCTGTCGAACCTGGCGGCGCGCAACCTGTTCGTCGATGAGTACGTCAAGAAGATCGTGGCCGTGGCGACTCAGCAACAGGTGCCCCTCGACGAACCCCGGCTGCGCGGGATGCTGCTGTTCCTGGTCGGGGTGCTGGAAGACCGTCGGGTCGATTCGCTGTGGGGCATCCTGTTCCCCGGCACCGAGAAGATGAAGCGGGAACGGGATGCCGAGGTCTTGACCAAGACGGTGCCCGACCCCCACCAGAAGCTGCTGATGGCGTTCGCCTTCGTGGTGCTCGGAGCCCCCCTGCCGCCGGGCCAGATGGACCGCTTCCGCCCCTACTTTGAGGAGGCCCGGCGGAAGGTCGAGCTGCGCGGGTACGCCGCGACGTTGGCGGTCGCCAAGTGGCTGGTGACGATGCTGGTCACCGAGGTCATCCGTGACAGCCGGGCGCTGCCGCCACCCCCGCCGCAGGCGTGCCCCCCAGCCCCCGACCCGGACCACGGGGAGGGTGACTGCCCACCCCCGGAGGGGTCCGGGGAGGCTCCCGAGCAGGGGGCTACGGCTGCACCAAACGGCGCAGGAGCCCCGGAAGGGGACGAGGACGGGGGTGCGGACCCGGAAGCGCCCCCGGAGCCGTGGCAGCCCCCGCAGGACGCCCCCAACACCACGCCGCAGGAGCGGGCGGTGGCGCTCCAGGCCCTTGTGGACCAGACCGGCGGTGAGGAGTGGCAGCCGCTCGACGATTTGGCGGCGAGCAAGTACCCCAAGCGGATGGAGGAGGAGGCGGCGAAGCAGATGGTGGCGGGGGTGATGCGGCTGGACGTGAACAACCAGCCGCAGATGGCGCAGGGGCTCAAGGCGGGGCTGGCGGACATGGAGGCGTTGATCGCGCGCGCGCACCAGAGCGTACGGGCGGTGATCGAGGGGGATGCGTGGTTGCGGAAGGGGGCGATGGCGCGGGTGGTATTCAAGGACGTGCAGCCCTCGGACGTGGCGAAGGCCCCGCCGCCCTTGTCCTCGGCCGACCGCGACACGATTCGGCGGTTGCGGGCGCTGTTCAACCGGGTGATGGGGCGGGTACGGTCGATGATGGACGACAGCGGCACCGAGATCGACGTGCCCGCGTACATCCAGTACCGCTTGACCGGGGAGAGCACCCCGTGCTTCCGGCACGAACTACGCGGGCAGGGGTTCAAGTCGCTGCTGCTCGTGGACCGTTCCGGGTCGATGGCGGGGTGGAAGGCGCAACAGGTGGAGCGCGCGGCGCGGGTGGTGAAGCGGGCGCTGGACTACCCCTTCGTGGAGCGCATGATGTGGGGGTTCCAATCGCTCGGGCACGGGCAGCTCGATCTCTCGCGCATGGCCGAGGGGGTCGAAACCTTCGAGACCAAGAAGTCCGCCGTCGGTGGGGTGACGCCGCTGAACGTGGCGGTGCGCGTCGCCGCGCGGCAGTTGGAGCAGGGCAACGAGGCGAAGCAGCTCATTGTCATCACCGACGGGATGCCGGTCTACACCAAGCGGGACGGGGCGGAGTACAACACGTTGTCGCTGCTGCTGTGGACCCGCGACGAGATCCACAAGGCGCGGCAGCACGGGGTCAACGTGACCGGGGTGATCATCGGCGACGAACTGTCCGACCACATGGTGTCGTTGGTATTCGGGCCGTCGCGCTACTGGAAGCGGATCACCGTCGAGCACGCGAAGGACGCGGCGGGGCACGACGTGTACGACAAGAACCACGAGCCGGTGATGATCGCCGACCGCCTCGGGAGCGAGCTGGTGTCGCTGATCGCATCGAGCTTCATCGAGTACCTCAAGCGGGGCTAGGATGGGCGACGACACGCAGAAGCAGTTGAAGCGGACGTGGGTGTACGCCGGGGGGCTGATCAAGTGCCCCGACTGCAACACGATCACGCCGCTGCTGATGGGGTCGCTGCTCGGCTACCCCAAGGACAGCCTGGTCCTCGGCAACGAGGAAACGATTCACAGCATCGCGCGCTACATGCAGGCGCATCTGCACCGGACGCACACCGCCGGGGGCCGGGCGAAGGTCGAGGTGCCCTGCACCTGTGGGCGGAAGCCCGCGAAGCTGTTCTTCGTCGAGATCGGGCCGGGCGAAGTGCTCGGGCCGTGGTGTGCGGGGTGCGTCTACCAGCACATCCTGCACACGCTCGGCGGAGAAACGCGCGAGGACTTTCCGATCTACATCGTGCCGGTGACAGAGGGTACGAAGATGTTCGCCGGGCTGGTGCTGCCCGAGTACGCCCCGCCGAAGGAGGAGGCGAGCGGTCCCGAACCGCCGCCGTTCTGACATGGACCTCTACCCCGGCTCGCGTCCCTGCGTCGGCTGCGGCTACTGCTGCCGCAAGGGCCCCTGTCTGTTCTCGTCGTCCGACAGGTCGCCGTGCCCCGATCTCATCGAGGTTGACGGACGCTGGCGCTGCGGTAAGGTGCTGCGGGCGCATCCCGAAGCCCAAGCGATCTTGATGGACGAGCTGGCCGTCGGCGCAGGTTGCTGCTCCCCGCTCAACAGCGACCGACACCAGTACCTGGAGCGCGCATGAGCGACTACGACGCCGACGAGTTGTACGAGGACACCGAACCGGCCACCATTCTGAAGTGGCTGGAGGGCTGCGAGTCCGCCGCCGAGGTGGCGCTGCATCGCGGTGGGACGGACTTCAACGAGTGGGAGCGCGGCTTCATCATCAGCCTCCGCGAGCAGTACGACGAGAAGATCGAGCAGGGGCGGAAGAAGCCCCTCTCGGGGAAGCAGTTGGTCACGCTCAGACGGTTGTACGACCGGACGTGAGCAAGGAGAGAAGGTCCATGAGCCAGACGGAATTGACGCTGAACCCCAACGAGCAGACGGTCTTGCAGACCATCGCCGAGGCGGACGCGGGGCTGATCACGCTCCAGGCGTTGGCGAAGAAGGCGTTCAAGGGTGGCGCCAGCAAGACCAAGGGCAACTCGAAGGCCCGCAACGCGCTGCGGAAGATCCGCAAGGCCGGGCTGATCGACCAGCCCACGCCGGGCGTCTACCGCCTGACGGCGGCCGGGAAGTCCGTCGTCAAGGCCCTCAACCGGGCCGCCGCGTAGCTCGGCGCGCGACCACGTGGTCGCGGAAGGAGGGGTCATGTCGTCGACGAATCGGGGCGGAATCCGCTCTGAGGCGGACAACTATTCGACGCCGCTGTGGGCGGTGAAGCGGCTGCTCGACGTGTACCGTCCACCACCGGGGCCGGGGGTGTGGCTGGAGCCCGCTGCCGGGGACGGCAACATCATCCGGGCGGTGAACGAGGTCGTCCCGAGCGTGAAGTGGCTGGCGTGCGAGCTGCGCGAGGAGTGCCGTCCGGCGCTCGCGCAGGCCGTCGGCGACCCGCGCCGGGTGATCATCACCGACTACATCACCGCGCCGCCGCAGATCCCCGAGGGGAAGCGCATCGAGGTGGTGATCACCAACCCGCCCTACCGGCTGGCGCACGAGTTCATCGCGCAGAGCTTCGGTCTGGCCGAGGAGGTGGTGATGCTGCTGCGGCTCAACTACCTCGGCTCGGACCACCGAGCGGAGTTCCTGCGGCACTACCCGCCGGACGTGTTCGTGCTGCCGAACCGCCCCAGCTTCAAGGGCAACGGCAAGACCGACTCGCCGGAGTACGCCTGGTTCGTGTTCCGGCCGTTCGAGAAGCGGGACTACGGCACGTTGCAGATCCTCCCGAGCACGCCGTCGACGGAGCGGGGCCTGCTCCCGCGCGGCGGCCGACGGAAAACTCCGACGGTGGGGCCCGAAACCGCTTGACTCGGGAGGCCGGGTCGAGGTAGACGGAAAGTACCTGGCGGGCTCGTAGGCGGCGAGCTTGACAGGGGGAGAACACATGCGCGATTTCGTGCTATCGTAGGTTTCAGAGCGGGCTCGAAGGAACCGGAGCCGGGGTTGCATGTCCCCGGTGCCCCGGCCGCCTCCTTCGGGCCCGCTCTCTTTTTGTGCGAGGAGTGGGGATGCGGCTCATCCAAGGCGACTACTTCATCAAGCGCGACTTCGCCTTCTACGACTCCTGCGTGTTGGCGGTGCTGGGACCAACCATCTTCAACATCTACGAGGTGCTGCGCCGCTTCGTGTGGCGGTCGGAAACCACCGGCCCCACCAAGGTCCGCACGCTGCTCAAGCAGGGGAAGCTGGTCGCCCGCGTGCGGCAGCGCACCATCGGCGAGTACCTCGGACTGACGCGCGAGACCATCAACCGCTCCTTCCGTCTCATGCGGGATCTGGGGTGGGTGTCCAAGGTCGAGGAGGGCAAGTCCAGCGGCGACGCCAGCACCTTCCAGCTCGGGGAGGTCATTCTCGACTCCTCCGGGTGCAAGCACGAAGCCTTCTTCGCCGACGCCTGGATGCAGATGCTGTGGGAGAGCATGGTGAAGGGGGCCAAGGCGTGCTTCAGGGGCACCGAGGGCTTCACGGAAGACCTGGGCCTGGAGGAGGATGAACCCGAACCGGACGAGGGCGGGGATGCCTTGGGCCGGAAGTGCGTGCGGAACCTGCACCCTGACCGGCGGACAGAGATGGTGCGGGACTTCCTGTTCCAGCGGGGAGTCGCGGTCGGGGAGGAGCCCCCCTGTGACCCTGATGACACAGGGGTATGCGGTCCACGTCACAGGGGTATGACCCTGACCGCACAGCCCCCCCACCCCCCTGTGATGCCGGCGTCACACAATAGAATAGAGAACTACACTCCTTCGGAGTGTAGTGATCTAAGTAGAGAAGAAGGGAACTGCGAGGCGCGCGGCCCGCTCGCTCCGCTCGCTTTGGCCGCTTCTCCCGACCCGCACGACCCGCACGCCCCCGACCCGCACGACCCGCACGCCCCCACGACCGTAGTTGAAGATTCCGCCGCTGATGTGGGTGCCAGTAAGGAAAGCTCCGACAACCCCAGCGACCACGTGGTCGTGCCCTTCCCGCAGGCGACGCAGGACTTCGTGACGCGGTTGCGGAAGGCGAACCAAGCCGAGGCGCGGTCGTCCGGGGAGCAGAGGATGCGCGAGAAGCGCACCAAGGAGGAGAAGGCGAAGAACCTGCTGGGCGGGGACGGGAAGCTGAGCCGCAAGGTGATGGCGGGGCTGGAGACGCTGTGGCTGAAGGGGTTCTCCAAGACGTTCCCGGGGCTGAAGACCATGCCGTGGGGGCCGCCCGAGAAGCACATGATCGAGAAGCTCGTGCTCGGGCCGAACGGGAAGCACGGCTACGGTGAGGAGGTGGTGGGCCTGTCGCTCAAGTACGTCCTGCTGGAGTGGGTGGGCATCAAGAACCGCTTCCTCAAGGGCAACGGGCTGGCCCCGAGCATCTCGTTCCTCTACCACCACCACGGGACGCTGTGCATCGAGGCGCAGCGGTGGATCGAGTTGCTCAAGCGGATGCAGGAGTACGAGGCGTGGAACCAGCAGCACCCGGGGACGCCAGCGCCGTCGGCGCTGACGATGGGCTACGCGCAGGCCAGTGACGAGTTGGACGCGCTGCGCGGATTGGCGAAGCGGGCGGCACCCTGACGGTGGGAGTAGCACATGACGATGGACCCCCGGTTGTTGCACGGACGCCGGAAGCTGGACACGGACGACTACCGCATGATGGACCTCCCCAACTCGCTGTGGGGAGCCCGCTTCGCGGACGTACCCCCGCACGCCTCGGCGGCGGTGCAACGCTACCTTCTCCGCATCTGCGATCTGGTCGGCACCGGCCAGGGGCTGCTTCTCTCCGGCCCGCGCGATAGCGGCAAGGCGCTCACCGCCGCCGTCATCGCCAAGGAGGCGGTGCGCCGGGGCTTCACCACCTACTGGACGCGGGTGAGCGACCTCCGCCGCGACCTCCGCGCCAAGCGCATCCTCCCCATCAACGACGGCACCTTCGTCCTCGACCGCTGCTACGAGGTCGGCCTCCTCGTGCTCGAAGACCTTCGCGCCGAGGACGCCAAGGACTACACCCTCTCGCCCCGCGACATCGAGGATCTGATCACCGGCCGCGCCGCCCGCCACCGGGCTACCTTCGTCACCACCCGGCTGACCGACCCGCAGATGGTCAAGGTGTTCCCCGACTTCTTCGCGGCCACGCGCCGGATGCTCACCCGCCTGATTCTGGGCGACGCCAGCGGACCTGCCCCACTTCCCGAAGTCCCCCCGGCCGACCTGCCCTCGGACAGGCCGTCCACCCCCGAGCCGCCGGGTGCGGCCACCATGCGGCTGATCGACGAGTTCGAGGACTAGGGGGACGACATGGACCGAGAACGGGGACTCGTCGCGGCGCTGTTGCGGGAAGGCAAGGGGGCAGTGCGCCGCGCGCGCGAGCGCGGCATCAAGCCGGACCATCTGAGCAACGAGGGCTCCAAGCTGCTGGAGTTCGTGTACGACTACACGCAGCAGTACGGCGAGCTGCCGTCGGTGGTGGTGCTGGAAGCCAAGTCCGGGGTGATTCTCGACGACCCGATCATGGGCATCCCCGACGGGACGGCGGACTTCTTCGTCGATCAGATCCTAGAGGCCCGGCTGTTCCTCACGGTGCAGGAGGGGGTCGCCACCGTCACCGATTACCTGGACCAGAAGAAGTCCCACGAGGCGATGGCGGCGATGGCGTCGGCCGCGCGCGAGGCGCGGCGCAGCCTGCTGACGAAGTCCACCATCGAGCAGTCCTTCCAGCTCGGTGACCGCGTGCTCAAGCTGTACGAGGACATCAAGAGCGGGAAGCGCGGCATCCAGACGCCGTGGGCCACGATCAACGAGGAGACGTTCGGGCTGTGGCCGCAGGACCTGTTCCTCATGGTGGCCCGCCTCGGGAAGGGCAAGACGTGGTTGGCGACCTGCATGGCCCATCAGGCGTGGTGGGTCGGCGGCCACAAGGTGCTGTTCGCGACCACCGAGATGGCGAAGGAGAAAATCTACCAGCGCATGTGCGCGCTGCACCTGAAGCTGCCCTACGACGACGTGCGGAAGGGGCGGCTCGACGCCTTCTCCGAGCAGCGGTTCCGCGACGGCATCAAGCTGATGGCGGAGAAGCCTGACCTCTACATCGCCGGCGGCGACTTCGACTTCCAGGTGGAGGCGTTCCAGGCGGCGGTGGAGGAGGTCGAGCCCGAGCTGGTCATCCTCGACGGGGCCTACCTGCTGAAGGTGGATGGGGCCTCGCGCACCGAGCGGATGGCAAACGGCTGGGACACGATCAAGCGGCTGGCCCACTCGTCGCACTGTCCCTTCTTCGTGACCATGCAGTTCAACCGCGACGTGAAGGGGAACAAGGCGGAGGGCATGGACCCCGGCACGGTGGCCTTGTCCGACGTGGCTGGGTGGAACGCGGACGTGATGTACGGGCTGTACCAGACGGACGAGATGAAGAAGGCGAAGCGGGCCGGGCTGAAGCCGCTGAAGCTGCGCGAGGGGGCGGGGGTCAACGAGATGCTGATCAACTTCGACTTCGAGGCGATGGACTTCACCGAGATCGGTGGGTCGGCGGCGGGGGCCTCGGATGCCGACACCGACTTCGATGCGGTCATCGGCACCGACCCCGGTGATGCCTCGGCGTTCTAGGAGTTCCCGTGGCTGACTTCGACATCCCGACGCTGGTGAAGCACACGGCCTTGGCGATCTACCGCGAGGGCGGCCTCCACGCCGCGTGGCGCGCGAAGCTCCGCTCCGCCGTCGACATCGCCCGCGCCCGCCTCACCGAGTACGGCTTCCTCACCGAGGGCAGCCAGCACGGTCCCGTCGAGAACATCGTGCTCACCGCCAAGGGCCAGCGCCAGGACCGCGAGCACCGCCGCGAGCACGACGGCCACCGCAAGTCTCGTGACTTCGACCGCCTCTACGCGCACATCGAGGTGGCCTACCGCGAGGACACCGCCCGGACGCCCGGCAAGCCCGAGAAGCCCAAGGACCGCCAGGAGCGGCGGGAGCAGACCGAGGTGGACCGCCTCTCCAAGCGGCGTCAATGATGGACTCGATCTCCTTCCTCGGGGTCGTCGGCCTCACGCTGACGATCACCATGCACAAGCGGTTCGCCCCCGTGCGCGCCCTGTGGCCGGACCTGTTCGCCTGCCCCATGTGCATCGGCTTCCAGTTGGGGCTGTGGACCTGTGCCCTGTGGCTGCTGCGCGCCGAGCCCGAGCCGCTGGTGCGGATCATCACCGGCTTCCTCTACGGCGGCGCGACGAGCGCGACGAGCTACTTCCTCTACGCACACTATCACGACATGGGGGCTCCCTGATGCCGGACGCGCAGACGATCACGCGGCTGCTGAAGCTGATGCACGTGTCGAAGGTCAAGGTGCTCCGCTACAAGTCGGTGGTGGAGTGCTCGTGTCCGCTGGCGGAGTGGAAGCATGGTGGGGGGCACGACAACAACCCGTCCTTCGGCATCAAGATCGCGAAGAAGGGGCCGTGCAACTGCAAGTCCTGCGGGTGGCACGGCAACCTCGTGGATCTCGTGCTGGAGTTCCGCACCCGCCACGGCAACCGCGCTGTCCCGAACGACGAGGCCATGCTCGCCCTCGTCAAGGAGATTGCCCACGAGACCCCTGACCTCGAAGCCATCAAGAAGAAGGGCAAGCGCGCGACGTTCGACTACGAGCCGCCACGAGAGGTCGCAGGTATCGTAGTGCAGGGTGGGTCGCTGTCACCAGCGCAGGCGCAGACGCTTGACACGGACGGCGACCCGCTGATCGACGAGGCGTGGCTGCACACGCTCCCGGCGCCGCCCCCCGAGATCATGGTGTGGTTGATCCAGCGCGGCCTCACCGACGCCACCATCCGACAGTGGGAGCTGTGCTGGCAGCCCTTCGCCAAGCGTCTGGTCATCCCCATCCGCGACTTCAAGGGCCGCCTGGTCGGGCTCTCGGGACGGGCGACGAACGGGGCCAAGCCGAAGTTCAAGCACTCGCAGGGGTTCCAGAAGAACCACTACCTCTACGGCGAGCACCTCATCCCCCAGCGGGGGGTGGACACCGGCTACGTGGTCGAGGGCTTCTTCGATGTGATGTACCTGCACCAGCACGGCTACCCGGCGGTCGCGGTGATGGGCAGCTCGACCGGGGAACTCCAGCGCCTGAAGCTGGTGCGCTTCATGCGGAACGTGGTCATCGTGCCGGATGGGGACAAGCCCGGCTATGCGGCGGGCAACCGCCTGATGCAGGAGCTGGGGACCACGGTGCCCACCCGGCTGGTGGCGATGCCCGAGGGCCGCGATCCCGACCAACTTGCCGAGGCCGAGTTGCGGGCGTTGCTTTTGTCTTGACAACTGGACTCTCTGCCTGATATAGAGAGGGTACAGCAACCGTCTGGGGAGAACCGACAATGGCCGTTTCCGTCGTCGTCAATCAGGTCTGTGACCGCTGCCTGAAGCCTTTCGTGGAGAAGGTGCTGAAGCAGGGCGAGGCGCTGCCGTCGCTGCACCGACAGACGGAGCCGCTGAGCATCCTCCGGGGGGACAAGGTGCTGGCGCGCTTCGACGACCTGTGCCCCGAGTGCGAGGGGGCGCTGACCAACCTCGTCGGGCGACTGCGCCTCGACCCGGCGACCCCGGTGAAGAAGTCGCACAAGAAAGCCCCCGCCGCGCCGACCAACGGGAACACGACGGCGGCCGAGGTCGCGGTGGTGCCGACGCCGTCGGTCACCGGCAACATCACGGGCAACGTGACGGTGAAGTTGACGCCCGAGGGGGTGGCGGTGGTGATGCCCGAGTCGACCCCGCCCCCGGTGGCGGTCGCTCCGGTTCCTGCTCCCGCGCACGGGGAGCCCGTGCCACCCCCGTCGCCGTCGGTGGACGTGGACGACGACCTGTTCTAGCGTGTAGCGGCCGACGTGCCGCGTTTAGCCCCGTTGGGGCCTGTCAACCGAGAGGTAGAGCATGAGCGAAGCCGAAGGCAAGCCGTCGTGGTACGAAACCGGGTACACCGGGACCAAGCGCGAGGAGGATCGCATCGCCTCGCAGCACGGGCCGCGTCGCCTCTACATGAAGGCGAACGAGTCCCACCAGATCGTGTTCGTCGATGACGAGCCCGTCTGCGTCCACGAGCACAACCCCAAGATCAACGGCAGCTACCTGAACTGGTTCACCTGTCTGCGGGGGATGTGGCCCGACGACGCGGTGTGCTGCCAGGAGCTGGGGGAGAAGACCCGCTACTACGTGGGCTTCTACACCATCATCGACTGCACCAAGGTCGAGTGGAAGGGCAACACGTACCAGTACGAGGTCAAGCTGCTCCCGGCGAAGCTGAAGGGGCTGAAGATGCTCCAGCTTCGCAAGCAGGACGCGGGGGCGATGGCGGGCCGGATGTACCGGGTGACGCGGCTGACCGACAAGTCGAGCAACAGCGGCGACGACTTCTCGTTCCTCAAGGAGGTCGACATGGCGAAGCTGTTCGCCGTCGCCAACTTCAAGGGGAAGAAGCTGTCGGAGCTGTTCGCCAAGGCGAAGGACAGCCCGGAGAATCTGGAGCGGCTGCGGCAGACGTTCCAGATCATCACCAACGGGTCGGAGGTCGAGCAGCGGCTGGTGCCCTTCAACTACATGAACCTGCTCAAGCCGCGCGCGCCGAAGGACATCGCCGCGCTGCTGCGGGGCTGGAAGATGGAGGAGCGCACGGACACGGCCACGGACACCACCGAGGGCGCCGCCGAGGAGGATGTCCCTTTCTAGTCCCTTCCTGGCGGCGCGCATCAGAGGTTGGTCTAGGCGACCACGTGGTCGTGTGGTAGCGTAGGTCTTGGTGGCCTCGGGCTGCTCTGCCCGAATCGTCATCCCCCAGACGGACAGGGTGGGGTTACCTGGCCGGGAGCCCGGGGTCACCATTTACTTGGAGTGGGCATGATCCTCCACACCGTCGTCCTCTATCACCGGGAGGACCGACTCGACGCCATCGTCGAGGATACCCACCACAAAGCCCACCGCATCGAGTACCGCTGGAAGGCGCTGGATCATCGGCTGCCGGGTGACTGGTTCGCCTCGGTCGTCGGCGAGGTCAACCTCCAGGTCACGGCGGCGGTCGAGCGGGAGCGGGGCATCGGGAGGTTGTTCTGATGGGCAAGTTCGAGGCGGCGGGCAACCGCATCGGGAAGCTGGTCGAGGAGAAGAACGCGGCCTACGGCAACTCCTTCGTGACCTGCGCCCAGGCGCTGGACCTCCTCTACCCCGACGGGGTGAAGCCGTCGCAGTACCGGGACATGCTGGCGCTGGTCCGCATCTGGGACAAGATGCAGCGCATCGCCACCGACCGGGACTTCCAAGGGGAGAGCCCGTTCGGTGACATCGCAGGCTACGGCCTCCTCGGGCTGGTCGCGGTCGAGGAAGAACGCGACGAGCGCCCCTGATGCGGGTCGTCGT